GTAAAAGACCTCTATTATCATGTGGAATGTTAAACCACCAAGTTCTATCATCCGTTCTAGGTTCTAAATTTATTGTAATTGGAATTTCTTTTTTATTCCATTTCTTTTTAACTTTTTCCCACAATAAATTAACTTCAGAAATACTTCTAGAGCCATTAAGACTCATATCTTTAATACTATCATTTATAAATGATATATGTGCCCCTCTTAAGGGTTTATTTAACTGTAAATTATATCTTTTATTAATAAACCAAGAATAATATTCAGTAATATCACCATCAATAAAGACCATAGCCATCTTTTTCCAAGAAGCTTGGTCTTTGTGTTTTTTTGTCTTGTCTTCTGGCTCGAACCCAATCTTACCTAGAAGTGTTATAGTATTATTCATTTTAAGCTAGTCTTAATGGTTTTAAAAATTCTCTCAAAAAAGCATTTTTTTCACCACCAATTTTTTCAACCCATAATGCATAGTTTTTGGTGTTCTCTTCTTCCCATGCTAACAATTGATCTGGATATGGGTCTTTATTTCTTGGCCAAGTATATTCACTTTTAACAAAATCAGGATACAATTCTTTATTAAAAACCCTTTCATCAACTAAAAATACAAACGCTGTTAGTTGATCACCCAAATCAGGTTCGTTAAACTCAGTAACCATTATTTCTTTTTCACGCAATGTATTTAAATGAATATTCAAAGAACCTAATTTACTAATATTATTATTTGTAGTACCTCCATTAAGAATAATAAATGTTTTATCAATATCAGCCCATTTATTATATACTCGTTCAGCTGGTTGAATGCCAATGATTGATCTAGCATAGTCAACGACTGCATGACCAAACTGAATCCCTTGTTGTATTGGGCTTAAATTGTATGGAACCAAACCATACATCCTATATTCCAAATACATTGGAGTCTTACGTGGTTGTGAATTAGCTTTAACAGTACATTTTTCGATGATTTTTAAAAATTCATCTCCACTAATTTTTTCAATAAAATAAGCATCTTCAGCTGATTTATATTCACCAATAACATATGGCCATTCACGATTTAAATCAAGAAGTCTTATTTTTGACTCCAAACACCATTCATATCCCGTCTTTTTTACTGTTTCCATTTTCTTTATTTTCTAATTCTTGTTGTTTCTTTAAATAAGGTTTGCTTATTTCTGCTGGACCTTCATTATAAAAATTATAATTAGGTTGTAAAGAAGATAATGTTTCTTTAGTATACTCTATGTTCTTTTTTGTTGGTTGCTTTTCCGTTTTATGTTCTTTAAGCATTTCAGGTCTATTTTCTTCAACCCATAATAAATAACGCAAATCATTATCTCGTAACCATTCAATGGTTTTACCAGCATATTTACCAGATCGTAGTTTAAAATTACTATTCATTAGCAAATGCATCTATAATAACAATAATTGCCTTAGCAACAATTATTGCAACAATAAATGGCTCTAAAACATGATAAAGATTTACCATTTTCTAGTAACATCATCAAATAATGTTGGATTATTTATAATCCAATTGTAAAATAAAGTTTGCATTTGTGGTGGAACCATATTACCATTAATATAAACAACATCAGTTACTATTTCAATTTCTTGACCCGATTTTAATGGCATGTCTTTGCCAACATTAGAATCTTTTTTAAGTTTATAAACTTTATTAGTTATCATTTATTTACTTAACAATTTACTAATTTCTTCAAGTTCCCATTTAGCTTTAAGTTCTGGACTAACTATCTTATCTAAACGAGATTCTAAAACTTCCAATTCTTTCTTTTTATTGGTAATTTGAATTTTAGCAATTCTAGTTTTGATGTCTGAAACCCATTCATCAAAACTAAATCCTAACCATTTAAATTTTAATTTTGTTTCTACTATTTCTTGAGCCTTATCAAAATTACTTTTACGTTCACATAAAAATGCAAGAATGTGAACTAATTCTTCAACATCAGCACATACTTGAAGATTTATACTTGCTGAAGAATCTTTATTATAACGAAATGCGCAATTGGTCTCCCAATTTGGTTTTTCTGCTTTAGCTATTTCTGCTTTTTTAGCTTGAACTACACTGAATAATTCTTGCACTAATTTGTCTGTTTCTGCCATTTTTAAAATTGTATTTGTTTTTCTTTATTATTTTTATTTATTTTTAATATTTTAAATTTCATTTTTTCTAAATCATTCTTAGAAATTGTTTCTATAGTTTTAGGTGATATTGATTTTATATCAAAATCATTTTCTTTTAAAACAACAACTTTAGATGTTGATAACGAATATTTTTGTATTTGAACTTCACCATGTCTGTTTCTCCAACTATCATTTGGAATCCCCACAACTTCATATATTTCATATTTGTTATCCCCAATAGGCATAACAATTTCGTTAATGATGTCAGGATTACGTCCATATCTGTAATATGGCATTGTTTCATCTGGTTTATAATCATCTACAACAATATCTGTTAATACTCCACTATATGTACTAGAATTAAACTCATCTAACAAGTCAGCATAATTAGAAACTGGTATTTCTGTAACTCTCTGCACAAAAGATGATAAACTTGTAACACCTAAAAATCTATTATCGTACTTTGATTTTTCCACTCTACAAAAAGTATGTTGTTTTTTTATATTTATCGCTTCATTCTTGCCTTTATGGTTATATGTACCAATGAACCAATTAAATTTACCCAAATAAATATATTCTTCCATTTGTTTGGTTTTATATGTACATCCTGGAACCAAATCTTTCACACCCACTTTACCACTTTGTAATTTAGTAAAATTAGTTGATTGAGTATATTCATCACACGAAGCGGGTAATAGCACCAAGTCTTTTCCATCCCAAGCATAAACAAATGAACCTTCAAGACCCTTCCCCTTATAAGCGTTACATTCTTGAAGAATAAATAATAAATTTGGAATTGAGATTTCAAACTCGAATCCTCTTGGGTCATATACTCTACAATAAGTTGATCTGTGATTCCAACCTGTTGAATATCCACCAGCTTTTTTATTTAAAACAAAACCTTCTGTTGGTATATTGTCATATTCTACTGGGTTTATTTTAGGGTCACTAGAAACACGCCCTAAATTAGGTCTAAAATCTTCATATGTACCAAGATAGTATTTAACTTCTTCTTCAGTATAAGGTTCTTTAGTGTTATAATGTTTATATTCTCTTAAACTTTTTTCTCTAAGAGCATATTGTTCAACTTTATGTTTTTCATAAATTGATTCATCCATAAAGTTATATCTCCACCCTTCCCAAGAAGGTTCTTTTCTCCATTTTTTCCCATCATGACCAATAACATAGCCTAACATACCAGTATATGTGTCTTGTCTAGGATTAAAACCTACTTTAATTTTTTCTGCAATAAAAAGTTTACTATTCATTTAAATATTTTTTTCTAACATTTCAAATATACTACTTTTTTTATAAAAATCAAGTTAAACTGGTAATTTAAAAAACATTTCTCTAACCTTAGCAGATACATATTTATTAACATCTTTAGGTTCTATTTTATTAGCCCCCATAGTATCCATTTCTTCTTTAATAATGTCATTAACCACCCATTTAATAAGCTCACCCATCTTCTTAACATCAATAGGCTCACCATTAAATACTTTTTCAAGACCTTGATTAAATCTTGATTCAGTTACCGCATATTCAACAAATTCTTTTATAGAATTCAGTTTATCTACATCAACTGCTGCTAAGGTTTTAACCTTGCTTGAAGAATGTTTTTCTCCTTTAACTTTAAAACGATGTACAACACCCTTATATTCACAAGTCCATACGACTCCCTCACCAACACCAGAAAAACCAAACGCTTTAGCTACTGGACACTCAGTTTCAACAGCAATAGTAATATCTGATAATTGATTTTGAACCATTTGTGGGTCATTAAAATCAATTTCCATTGTATACATTGGATAATCTGATATATTATAAACCCTAAAATGTGGAGCTTTTAAATATGTATGATTAACCCAATATGCTGGTACTGTTTTCTCACCTTCAATTTCGAATGGTGATATCTTAACACCAAAAATAAAAAAAGATTTTTCAAGATTACAAATACCAACACCTTTTTGAATGCTACCACCGCACCACTCACCATAAATGGTGATATGGTTAGTATTTAAATCGACATCAGTTCTTTCAAGAATTTTATCCATAAATGACAAAAATAAATCTTTTTTAGATTCAACAAAAAACGCAAATCCAGCATTGTCTTTTTCTGATGTTATAATGTTTTCACGTGATTGAACCCAAAGACCATCTATTGCGTTATATGAAACACCAGCATTTGTACCGTGTAATTTAACTGTTCCAGTGAAAGTAAGCACTGGTTTAGGTAAATTATAATCATAAATCGCTTCTCCATTATCATCTAAACCAACAAAACTAAATTGTCTATTGATACTAGCAATTACATTTCTAAATTGCTCAATTGAAGGGAAACTAATATGGCGTTTTGTTGTCATATTTTTTAATTTAATATTTATTATATTTTTTTTTATTCTATGATTCTGAATATATATTAAGTGGTGTATTGTCAACCATTAAATTAGCTGAAGTTAATTCATCTAATAACTTAAACAATCTTTTATGTGTTAGATTTTCAAATCTAACTTCCCATCTTTCAAATAAACACCATTCATATTCACTACCAACTAATGTCGGATACTTAATTTTTGAGTCATAAAAAATTAATGACGTTTTCACACCATTTAATTTTAAGTTATTATTGATATACGAAAGAATATGTTCTAATATATTTTTCTTTTGTTCTAAAGTTACTTCATCAGTTTCAACATACATATATGTCTCTTGTTTTTCACCTTCAGGAACATAACCATCTTCATAATAATCATCCCAAATATTAATCGGAAAACTAATGTGTTTTTTCATAATCTATGTATATTTCTTTTATTTGTTCAACACCTATTTTTCTATAATTAAATTCAAGATTTGAAACCAAAATTTTTAATTGATCTAAATCACTAGAACCTATTAAAAAACCATGGTTTTTTAAATTTAAAACTATATTATTAGTATATTTACTAAGTGTTAATCTTATTTCTTCAAATTCTCTTAAATCACCACATGGAAAATAATTTTCCGTTGTTAATGCATCTTTAATATATGCATGACCATGTATTAAAAAATTTATTTTTTTAAAGTGTTCATATAATTTAAGTTGTATTGGTGTATCTACACTTGGTTTTCGTTCACCATGAAACAAAACATTTCCATTTACTAATTTTGTATATACAAAATCATCAGGTGTTATTCGTTCCTTAGAAACATTCCTACCTGATATTAAAACAATATCATGTTCTAATCTCATAGATGGAAACAATTTACCACATCTCGTTGAAACATTTCCAAAATATCTACCACCTCTTTCATTTTCTACCTTATCAGCAATTAATTTAACTGTTTCACATAATGAACTTAAATCTATTTTAATCAATTCGTTTTCTCCAAAAATACTATTAGTTGATTTCAATCTAATAGAATCTTTAGTCCAACTATATAAATTATTAATTGAAATTGCTAAAGTATCGATATTATTTGTATCACACCATACATTACCTAATGCATCTATTAATGTAAATTTAAATGGTTTACAATCATTATTAATCGCAATAACTGCATTGGCATTCATTTTAAAAATTCTGGCTATTGCATCACCAAAACCTATATTTTCCCTCAAAACCTTGGAACATATTAAAACACTTCCAGTTGTTTTTTTAGGATAAACTTTTTCCACTTCATTACTAATGTTAGGTGCCCATATGATCAAATCATATTCATCTAAATTAGTAGAAATTTCTTTAATATCTGAAATAGAACCACCATTCAATTTAATTGAATTGAGTCTATCACCTAATTTTTCGATAACTGATGATGGTTTTTGATTTTCACCAAAATCACCCCCAACAATCATATTCAGTAACTTCATATTTAAAAATTAAAAGTAATTGATGGCGTAACATAATTCACCCCATCCCAATTACTATATGTTACACCATAACCCATTTTTCCTTTATTATATGTAATACCAACACCATATTCAATAAAATTATGTGTTGTATTAAAGTACCCACCATAACCAAATAATATACTACCACTAACAGAACCAACAGGGTAAGAGGCTGTTGTTTTTATTTCATAAAAATAGTTTTTAATGTTATCTGAACTATTAATTCCTGAAAGACTACCACGACCAAATATACCACCAAGTGTTATGTTATCTCTCATTATTCCAGCTTCAATTGATGAATAGGAATTAGATTTAAAATTATCACCATTGGTTAACGAAATACCAGCTGAGATATATCCACTAGTTTTTGTTTTAGTTGAATCATTAGATTGACCAAAAGTGGTACATGTTACCACTAAACACATAATTGTTAGGATTTTTTTCATTTTTATTTTTTTTATTTGTTTAATGTTTTTACCATATATTCAATCTTTTTTATTGATTCTAAATCATCACATGTGATTTTATCTGATCTTAATTCAACAAATGCTGGATGTAACAAAGCATAATTACCATTAGAATCTTTAGATAAACCACAACTACGACATTGTAATATGGTGCCTAATAATGAATCTTGATTTTCAGTTACATATTTCATAATATCTTCAGTAAGACCTTGTGGTCTAGTTTTAACTAATCCACAAGAGGATTCAGCATTAAAACTTGAAATTAATTTTTCATTTTTAGTGCCTTTACCACCATAGTTGAAACCAGTAATTTTAAGATCAACATCCATTTCAAGTTTCATTTTAATTTGCCAATTAGGTTTACCATCTTTCCAAAGACCATCATGTGATTTGAGTATGGTTCCTTCTAATCCTAACGCTAAGATTTCTTGAAAGTGCTCCATAGCTTCAGAATATGTTTTAACTTCTTTTCCCTCAATTAAAGAAATCATTTCAAGTTCTTCACCATATGGAAATGAATCAATCAAAGCATCTTTCCTAAACAGATATGTTTTATCAGATTTACCATTAAAATATTCATCAATGGTTATTCTATCCCAAACAGTATAACGAATAGAAGCTAACGCTTTTTTAAAGTTTCCATGTTTCTTTTCAAACACTTCAATTTTTTTAATAGACTCTGGTGGCGTTCGTTCGTTCATTTTACCACAAATATCTATAATTGACGCTATAATTCCATTTGATTCATACCTTGAAACCCCACCCATCGTCAATTCTCCATTTAACACACAATCCTCAAATTTAGATAATTCATCTAAAAATTTAGCACCAGTAACAATTGTTGGTTCACCTTGTCTGCTCTCTAATTCAACTTCACCATTACGAATGATTGCGTTACAATACCTACCATCCATTTTAATTTGTGAATAACCCCATCCTCCATTATCAAACACTTTTTTAGCCTTTTTCTCATCAAAAGAAATAGCACCCATGTAGGGTGTATCTTCAATAAGACCCTTAATTACTTTGTTCATATTAGAAGTACCCATACCAATTTTACAATCTTTTTCAATTATTCGTTCTATGATATAAGCATCATCTGATGTACATAATGATAAAACACTTCTTAAATGAGTTATCGCTTCATGACCTGTAAGTTGTCTGGATGATAGTAAATCTAATGCTTTAATCGCACTTTCAAGATCATATGTTAAAATTGTTTGTTCATATTCTGGTATTTGTTTTATATAAAATTTAATTCTTTTAGAATTAGCCAAATATAAAACTTTTTTTAATAGTTCATTATCTTTGTACTTACCAAGAATAACCATTTTTTGATTAGTACTTGATTCAGTCGCAATCTCATCAAAAATTTGTTTAATCATATTTGTTAAAAATAAATTATTTGGTTAATTCTAAATGTTTCTCATTTAACGCCAAATATAATTGTATTTGGTTGGTCATTATAAACTTAATGTTTTCATATACACTTTCTTGTGAAGGAAAGTTACGTCTAGCTATCTTTAACATTGGTATCGTATGTTGCTTAGTTTCTTCAATATATTCCATTCTTTTTTCAGGTTTAAACCCACCAAGCATAGACATTAAATTATGTATTCTATCAAACCCCTTACAAATACTTGCTATTTCACAAGTAGATAACACACTATAATATTGATCATTTGATGTCTTAACCCCTTGATAAACTTTTGTCATGAATTTTACTGCTTTACAAACTATAAAACCAAAACGTTTTTCTATCTCTTCAAAAGAAATCCCTTTATCTTCACAAATATCGTGTAAAAATATTACAATAAAAACTTCTTCTTTGTATGTAAAATGTTGATACAGAGTTCTTGCCAAATTTGCCTGTGAAACTTGATGTGAAAACTCGTGTTCACCATCTTTACGTTTTCCAGTATGATATTGTTCAGCAAAAGCCATAGCTTCAGCTGCCTTGTAAAAACCCTTACCAATTAACCAATAACGTAAGGCAATCCTCATTTTTTCGTAATTTTCTTTCATATGGTTTGCGAATATTCACAAAGGTACAAAAAATAATTGGATTTACCAAATATTATCTGTTTTTAAAATTAAATGAACAATCACTACACATATATCTGCTATCCGCATAATCAACAAGGACTATTTTATTATGAATTTTACCAAAATTCATAATTTTACTATCCAATGGTAACCCCGAAAATTCTTAATCTAAATCTAAATTATCATATTCTTCTACTGATAGCTCAGTAGCTTTGCTCA